TGGTCTGCTGTTGACTGCTATAATCTGCTTCATATTCCTGCCCACTTTCAAGAATAAACATGAAATGGTTCGGTGATTTTATTATAACCTTATCCACCAAAGCTATAAAGAAGTCATCATCAAATTCTACCAAAGGCTCATCGCCATTATCAACTATCTTGCTTATCGCAGCCAGCTTCTCCTTATATTTAACATCATCAAGATGTTGCCTTTCAAGGTTATCTTTTTTAATACTAACCTTTTCAAGTTCATTGGTTATTCTTTCATATTCCTTGTTGAAATATTTATCGTCAATTTGCTTACGCAGCTTCAGCTGTACCAATTCGCTTAAATCCTGTTCCAGTAGCCCCATGCTTTCTGTGACTTTATTAATTTCTGAAACCTTTGATTCTTTGGTCATTACCTTGTTGATATTATCTAGGAAAACCTTAAAGAAAGAGCCTTTATCAACAACCATATCATTGTACAGTTGGATAAAGGCTCTTTTTAATGTTGCATCGTCAACCGCTTTTGCAGAGCAGTTCTTTACTCCTTGAATATAACTATTGCACTGCCATACTATTTTTTCAGATTTTGTGCCGACATTCCAGTGTCTGCGTTTTAAGGTCTTTCCGCATTTTTCACAGTAAAGCTTTCCACTGAAGCCATATTTATTGGAATATTTTCTTCTATCCTCATCTCTGCCCCTTGTTATTTCAAAGCGTCTTTTTCGCTCCTGCTGTACAAGGTCAAACATTTCCTTTGATATTATTGGCTCGTGGTTATTATCAATTCTGTACATCGGCTCTATGTTATCATTGTCAACTCTCTTCTTGGTCAGGTAATCAACTGTCACCGTCTTTTGCAGTAGAAGTTCCCCATAATATTTCTCATTTTCAAGGATGCCCCTAATACTGGAATCCCACCATTTTGTTTTTCCTGCTACAGTTATTATTCCATCTACTTCAAGTCCTCTTCCAATGGCTGCATATCCTTTGCCATCAAGGTATTCCCTAAAAATCCTTCTTACAATCGTGGCTTGCTCCTCATTGATTATAAGGTTGCCACTCTCATCTTTATCGTAGCCGAGAAACCTCTCAGTATTGCATACCGTAACCCCATCCCTAAAGCGTTTTCTAAGTCCCCACTTTGTGTTTTCAGAAATATTACGACTTTCCTCTTGAGCTATTGAACTAAGCATAGTCAGAACCAATTCCATCTTGGAATCAAAGGAGTATATATTCTCCTTTTCAAAGAATACCTCAACCCCGATGTTTTTCAATTCTCTTACATGCTTCAAACAATCTACAGTATTTCTTGCAAATCTTGAAATGGACTTTGTGATAACAAGGTCTACCTTGCCATTTTCACAATCTCTAATCATTCTATTGAAGGCAAGTCTGTGTTTAACGTTCGTACCGCTTATGCCAGCATCCGCATATATGTCAACAAACTCCCATTCAGGATTCTCTGTAATCTTTTTCTTATATTCGCTTACCTGAGCATTATAGCTCTCCATTTGCTCATCGGAATCAGTGCTGACTCTACAATAAGCACAAACTTTTCTTTTGCTCATATTTAATGAATCTTCAGGATTGTCCTGTCTCTGAATCGGCTGTAATACTTGAACCGTCTTTACTGCATTTGCCATAAGAATCTCCTTCCTTTTTTAAAAATATAGCACTTGGGTACACACATGATACAATCAGTGTGGCAATAAGTAAAGTTAAAATAAGGGTCTTAGGCAGTTTTCTGCCCTTGACCCTTTAAAAATGAATTCCTGTTTAATCTATCAATTTCATCGTATTGCTCGTATGTTATGAACCCCTTTTCTCTCAATTTTTTGAGATAATGAACACTGAGCAAATATTCTACATTTGGTGTTTTGCTCATTAAAATGCTCCTTTCAGAAAAGTGGTAAAATAAAGGCAAGCATTCAGCTCGCCATTGATTTTAGAATAATGATTTTAATTGTACCGAAAACTCCTTATATACTGTCGCATCATCCGACAGCGTTGCTTTTAGTACTACATATCTATTTATATATGTACTGCTGCTATTGGCTTTAATAGTTACGCTATTACCTGTACTTGCTGTAATAGTGGCATAGGCTGGTGAAGTTGTCCCATCTTGATTTCTTACGCTCCATACTACAGATTTATCGAAAACTTCCGTACCATTATCATATATATGGGCAACATAAGATTGGCTCTGTCCAAGCTTTATAGTGATACTTCCAGTTATGTCAATAGTGTAACTGTGTGTAAAAGTTTCCACAGTGGTTATAGTAATTGAATCCAAAACCGTATTATGATATGTGAGCTTCGCATATATTACTGCTTGACCAGGGGCAATTCCCATAACCTTACCTGTATTATCAACACTTATAATATTGGAGTCACTGCTTGTAAAAGTTACCACAGGATTTGCTAAAGCTATTCCGTTATCAGTTGCCGATAAATTTAATTGCATAATATCATTTATAAGGACATTTGCTGTGTCTCCGTTATTGATGGTCAATGTATAGGTATGACCTGTTTCATATCTCCAGCGGTCTGCAATATTATTTTCAACATCATCATTTACAGTATCAATTAAATCCAGTGCACAGTTGAATTTTATAAGACCCTCTTGAGATTTATCAATTCCAGTGACTTTAAACGGTTGATTTGTAACATAGAACCTCTGGTTCAAAGCGATGTTTCTTGTATCCGAATTATACTGCACAGTTATATAAATATTCCCTGAAGCTACTGATATATAAGTGCCTGTTGAAACATCAAACACCTTACTTTCTTCAATGCAATCAAACCACTTGATATTGCCTGACCAGTTGAAAGCTACCCTGTAGCTGCATTTTCTTATCCTTGCTCTGTATGAGTTTTCTTCCTTGTCAATTTGGCTGATAATGATATATTTCAAATTGTTATATTCAACAATATCACCTGTTTTTATTTGGCATTTGCAACGGATAATTTTGTCATCATAATAAGTCAATTTATCTACTGCATCAACTATAAGTGCAATCTGCTCTGCTCCATTAACTTTGATGCTTTCACCTTTTTCATAAAGGAAAAAGTCTATCATTTCATCTATATCCTGCATGATAGCTACACCTGCCTTTTCAACTTGTACAGGTAAATTTCATAATGTTCATCCCATTTTTTTATATCCATGACCTTATACTTTTCATTTTCAATTTCAATAAAGGTATCCTTTGTAATCGAAATATCAGTATCACAAAACAATCTGTTTGTAATATCAATTTGAAAGCCATCTTCAAACACTATACTTTTGGAATATGGCTGAAAATCTGCATATATTGATTTTATATAGGAAGCCGAATCTGAACTTGAAAATATTTTTATTAAGGTATCATTAAACATCACTCACACCCGACCTTTATTCTTGGAAGTGGCAATGCCGACTTTATATATTCAGGAATACCGCTACCTTCATAGGTAACACTGCGTTCACCCTCCGTTTTCTGCTTGTAGCCAACGCTGTCTTTGTTTTTATAAAGGTAAACAGCTAAATCAGCAATTGTACCGTCATATTCAGCAGAAAGTTCGGTTACATTGCAATATGACAGTGCTACCTTTAATGCCTGATTTATAAAGTGATTAAGGATACCATCTTTTGAAGTATCGATTAATTCAATTCCAAAAAGCATTTTAACAATTTCAAGCATAGTATCAGTCCTCCTTTTCTTTCAGCGATTTTATAATATCTGCCTTTTTCATATTTCCTGCCTTAATTCCTTTTGAAAGAGCTATTTCTTTTAACTCCTGATATGACAATGCCTCAAAGTCTGTCTGTAATGGTTGAGGGCAATCTTTATAGTAACAGCTTTGAACATGAACATTGAATGTTTCAGGTGAGTTGTATTCAATATTACAGTATGGACATTTCAAAAACATCACCATCCTTAAAATATTTAAAAGGGGATGCACCAATCGGTACACCCCCAACTTCATTGATTATCCCAATAATCTGCAAGCAAGCTCAGAACTTAGAGTTTTAACTCCACAAAGCATATCAATGGAAATGACATCCTTCTTATACTGGCTGTTGTAATCATAAATAACTCTTAATCCTAATCCATCATAATTCACAATTGCTTTTTGCTCGGAACTCAAGCCTCTTGGCAATGCCAAAGGTCTGCTTACCAATGCAAAAGCATTCTTATGAAATGCCAGATTAGCAGTATGTGTGGAAACAATAGTGACCTCAGTATCATCAGCAATGTCTGCTGTTGCAGGATATAACTTTACTGCGATTTCATTTGTAACAGCAGTAGTATTTTCAATAATCGCATAAGGCTTGCCATCAATTGATAGAAGGTCACCTTTAAGGAGTGTTCCAGTCATATTAGTTCCATCAATCACCAATTGAGTAGAACCAGCACTAACTGCACCCTTAACTTTAATTGTTCCTGCATCCCCTGCTAAAGTGCCCTTGGTATGCTTCTTCACATTCTGATCCATAAAGATATTGAATCCGAATTTTCTACCAAGTGAAGCTTCTCTGAGTGCTGTCCCATTGTCTCCTACTTTATCTGCTTCATGGAAGGTAGCTAACTGAAGAAATTTATCCTCCGCAGCAGTATCAATGACGAGATTCCTATTTGCAAAAGGAACTTTATTATCATTCAATACCTTTCTTGCTCCTGTAACATCACTGATTTCAGAAGGTGTGCTTCCAGCTGTTCCGAAGTTAAAAGGAATATCATTGTAAAGACCCAACAAATATAGGTCAATTTTATTTGCAAAGCCCTGCATTGCAGGAATAAGCAATTGTTCGCTGAAATCTCTGATATCCATTGTAAGCTGTTCAGCTGTAACTTCAAATGATACATCCAAAAGCTTATCCAATACTACTGATTCAGAGCCTTCAGTAGCATCCTGAATCTGAATACCTGTACTTCTGTTAAATTCCTGTGCTTCAAATGTTGCTGGCTTTCTAATTGTTACTGTGTTTCCTACTCCAGCAACAAATTCCTGTGAATAATCCCTATGTACCAAATTTGCCATGACAGTATTGTTTCTTAATTGCAGTAACGCTTCCTTCGCTATAATAGATGGAGTTAAAATTGTGTTTCCCATAATAATTCACCATATCCTTTCAAATTTTATTTGCTTCTCGCTTTGATATACTCTTCCATAGACAAACTTTCCAAGTTGCCTTGTTTGCCATCATTATCCTTCGGGGGGACATACCCATCACCTTTCAGTCTTTGCTCTACTGTTTTCTGAACATATTGACTGAAGGTATCCTCAAAAACCTTGACATTTGAAACAGTGGTTTGCTCATCTGCACCAATAAAAAAATCTACCAATTCAATCGGTAGACTCTTCTCAGTTGCTATTTTAATGGCTTTATTTGTGAGCGATTCTCTCTGTTTTTCATGTTTCATCTTTTCAATCTCGGCTCTTAGTTTTTCAACCTCAAGCTCCTTTTCATCCTTTTGGGGGAATCTCTTCTTGATTTCATCATTAAGCAGTGATTCGAGATTATTTGTTTTCCAAGTCTCAAGTCCTTTCTGCAAATGCTTATCCCTTACAGAATCAACCCATGATTTCCCTTCAGGTGTTTTGTCGATGTACTCCTGCACTCTTGCAACAGTCAATGGATTTAACCCCTGCAAATATGCTGTTACTTCTGAAGCCTTTCCTGCTTCACTTTCCAGAAATTCTTTAACATTTTCAAATGTCATAATAAAAATCCTCCTTATTATTTGGGTTAGCCCTCTTAACTCCTGTGGAACTAAGAACGCAATATTATTTATGAAACAAAAAAACTGCTCCTCATTTATTTAAGGAACAGGTCTCTTTGTTAACAGTCTATATGTTTTCAATGGTTATTACTCTGACAAGCTTCTTTTTAGCTTTAGCCTGGTTAAAGTTATAATGTGTTGCTGACTTGATATGTGAGCCTTTAGATATGTCTTTTTGAATATTAACCTCATATCCAAAATCTGAAATGATATATTTTATCATTGAGCCGAGTGCCTTTCTCAAGGTATAGTCTTTATCGATATCAAAGTTTGTACTTATAGGAAAATTTAACTCGATATCCTCGATTATACCTTCTAACGCTGGTCGGTTTTGTCCACATGACATTATCATCTTATCAATACTTTCAGGCTTACACATGAAGTTAAAAACATCTTCTACTTCTGAAACATTTTCGTATTTAATGTACTTCCTATTCTCTGGCTCTTGGAAAAAATCTTTATAACTCATAACGCACTCTCCTATACGTATATTTTAGATATGTATATTTTACATATCTAAAATTATTATATCACTCGGAGATTGAATGTCAAATATTATTTTTGTTAATATCTTCTTCAATTGCGGTAGCCTTTTCTGTTTTATATTTCTGCAATTCCACTGTAGGATTTTCAATAAACGGCAGTAATGTGAGCAGTGTTTCCTGTGAACAAATATCCTTAAGTTTAACAATTACGTCTGCTAATCCAACAAGGTCTGTAGGAAGGTTTCGAGTAAATTTTACTGCTACATCTCTATAATCAAATGTCTTTCCTTCTTTCTTGCGGATATATATAAATAGATTTTTGAGCCTTCCCTTGATAACCTTTTCCATAAAAGCCTGACGCATTGATACCCTGTTTTCAAGGTTTAAGAGCTTATTCCTGATTGCCAGCGAGGAAGTATTAGAAGCCCAGTTTTCATTGAAATTAACCTCATCCATCATGTCATAGATTTTACGTTCAATATTCTCAAGCTCATTCTTCACAAAGGAATCGTTGATGTCCTTTGTGAGCCATTTGACCGCTCCACCCTTTGGCACTTGAATGATGCCCATCTGCTTCATTTTAAGCAAATCCTCTTCTTCGATTTTTGCATTTTCTATAATGAGATAAGCATTACGGTGGTCGGAAATCTCATTAACTAAATCGGAATTCAAAGCATTATAAGAATCAAAAAGGCTTATTAAATCCTCGAATCCGCTTTTACGCTCAATATTGGCTGGACATACAACAATAGGTACTCTGCCAAATATATGATCGTGTTTTCCAATAAGCTCAATTTTAGAATCCTCAATTAACTTATAATGCAGTATTTCAGCATCAGTATAAACATCAAGGTATTCTATATCATCGAACCTTCTTTTGAATTTATGTATTGCCAGCAGGACATTTCTCTCGGCTGTTCCATCCTCCAAGACATAGCACTCCAAAGGTGTAAGGATTGTAGCACAAAATTCACCATCGGTATTAATGTAGTTTAACTCGTAACTTTCCCCATAGATTTCACTTTGCTTTCGAAGAGAAATATTATGTTCCTTGTCCCAATGACTGCTGTTCCTGTCAATGCAGACAACAATATTCTTGTCATCACTTTTGGATATAAAATTAACAGGCTTTCCGAGGAGGTAGCCTGTTTCATTATCTACAAACTTGCGAGGGAAGTTAAATATCAGCTTGCGGTTACTTCTGCTGTCCTGCATATCATAATCCTTGAGTATACTGTGATTTCCCTCATAATAATCTTTATATTTTTGCTTGATGCTGGAGTTATTCTCTAACTCGGTTAAGCATTGTTTTATAAGGCTTTCAGTTATTTGCAAAATATCACATCCTTTCTAAAAATGGGCATAAAAATAGCCCTCATGATGAGAGCTTTAGAAATATTAAATTTTGAAAATATCTAGGAAAGCACCCCCAATGGTTTCAATAAATGTATGTGGGTCTCTCGCTCTTCTCATACTCTTTTTGATAATTCTATTAATATCTTTACATATTTCCTCTTTCTGTTTTAATAAACTACTTGCATTTTCTATCTTTTCAATTGATGTACTATTAATCTCATAGAGTAAATCCTTAATGGAAATGTCCGTTAAGTCATCAGGATAAATTGTTACCGAGTATAATATCCTCCCATTTTCAGTATGTTCAAAATTAAAGCCGTTATTTGGACTATTGTTTAAATATGATATTTTTTCATCAATTAACTTTTTATCTAGGAGAATTCCAAATCCACATTGCCAATAAGGTCGCCCAATTTTGCTTTCAGATTTTTTTGTACTATAATTGTTTCCAGTAGGTTCGTGATGTATAGTTGCATACTTTTTAATTGTTTCAATAGATATCGCATGTAAATCCTTATAAATATCATAGAATCTCCAACCTAAAGCAAGTGCCTGTTTTTCAGTCTCTTCAGCTCTTTTTGATATCTTTCCGTTTATTTCAATTATGTCCCCATTTTTTATCATTCTTTTTACAAGAGGGTCTGAATTACCTGTTTTATCAGAAAAGCTTCTCCATGTCTTTGGAGTATGGCTTTCGAGACCTTTCTTCAGATTTTGAAAATGGACAGTTATGTTTTTGTATAGTTCTTTTAATCGTTGCCTATCGGCTTGATTTTTACCAGATTTCATTCCAAGTGTAAATGTTATTAAACTCACTAACAAGCTGGTTAGTATGCTAACGAAAACCGTATTCATAACTCAGACCCCCAATAAAATGCTTATAATCCACTTATTTTACTTTATTTTAAAATAGCAAGCTCCTGTCAAAAAATCTAATACGCTGTACCCCTTGAACTAATTGCACAGCACCATATAGGCTATCAGGAGCATCATCATGCTTTGCACCCTTGTTATAATCCTTTACTTGATTATTATATCCGACATTGGAAGAATTGAACAGTATGTGTCCCTTCTTGATATCTGGCTCTAAGGTGATAATCCTCTCATGCTTTTGTCCTTTTGCAACGACTTCTTCAACAGGTGCATAAATTTTATTCTGCCATAGCTGCTCTTCAAACTTCTGCTTCATATAGCTCTGTGCCTGTGTAGCTTCAAATCCTATTTTTTCAACAGGGTAATACTGTAACTTTTCAATTACAACTTGAAATAAATCATCAGGCAGAAGCTTATAAATTGAACCATCAAGCACATACATTTGATTTGTTTTCCTGTGCTGTCCAAGGATTGTAATCGCAGAATAGTCATTTCTCTTTCCTGCTTTTATTGCAGGGTCAATGTACATGATTACTTCAAGCTCCTCATATTCAGGAAGCTTCTCCCAGAAAGATATACTCTGAAATATATAATCATCGGTACTGCGTGGGTCATTCTGCATTTCTTTATAGAAGGACTTATCACCCATTGCTTGTTTCTTACACATAAGATAATAATAATCCAAGTATTCAGACCATAATATTTCTGTAGCTTCCAGCATTTGCTCCTGATGGTCATAAAAAAAGGACTTAGCAGTATCAATCCTGTCTAAGTCCTGAAGGTTATTATATTTTACTTCCCACTCACTCCAAAGGTCATCCCTTTCTGCCCAATTAACTATTGATGCTTTCTTTATACTTCTTACTCCTGGAATCTTACCTTTCAGTAAATCAGCCATTAAATCCTCTTCATGAAGCACAGTTCCGACAACAAGAATATTGGTATCTCTTGTACCAATCGGAATTACTACATCGGTAAAGGTACTTTTAACTTGCTCTCGTTTAGTTTCCGATTTTGCTGTATCATCTTTTAATAAGTCATCCAAAAGAACAAGCTGTGGTCTATAATGTTTAAAGTGGATACCTCTCAGAGAACCGTCAATACCACGAATCATTATGCAAGCATCAAGCCCACCTCTGCCACGAATCCATATCTCGTTATTGTTCCAGCGGTTTCCTTTATAAATACCGTAGTCCTCAATTAGTAACTGATTATTCTCAAGCTCATCCTTTATCATATCAAGGAACGGAAGAGCAATCTGTTCAGTAGCCGATATAATCAATGTAAAACATGATTTACAGTACAGTGTAGAATATAGCGGAAATAAAAAAGAGTTGATTGTGCTTTTACCATGCTCTCTCGGCAATCCAAAAGCTTCAATCAACCCATTATTGTCCAACATATATTTTAATTCTTCAAATAGCTCCTTGTGAAACTTACCAAACTTCCTGTCAAAGTATTTCGGAAAGTAACACAGAGCAAAAAATTCTATATCCATCTCGCCAAGTAATCTGCGAAGCTCTGAAAATGAAAACTCCCCGACAAGTTCTTCTATCTTGTTCGGGGAGAAATATTTATTCAGATATTCTTTTAGCAGGAGGTTTTGGCGGTGATGGTCTTGTTGTATTAGCATCGCATCACCTCTTTTCTTTTAAGGCTAAACAATTTGGTAAATAAAAATTCCTTACAACATTCTGTAAGGAATAATTTAATCATATAAATTGTGATTATAGTCCAGCCATCGGACATAAAATACATTGTCAATAAAAAATCCAATCACTCTACCATTTTCATTTGCGGACACACCAAACTGCCAAGGTTTATCAACTATCTGCACTTCATTCGGAATACCAAAGCAATCTCTTGTTACATCTTCCCATTTAATTTCATGATTTCTAAGTGCTTTCTTATAGTTTTCTTTAAACTCACACACAATATATCTTGATAACTCACCTATTCTGGCAAGTAGAGCAATAAAATATTTTGTATGGCAATCATTTACACAAAAATCCGAATCATTCAAATCTAAATATTTTAATGAAAATGTTAGATGTTCACTTCTGTAGTCTTTTTCACTATTGTAAGATTCTTTTATATACTTTCTATCTTTCGCTTTTGCTTTTCCCTTTTTTATCCTATCGCCCATATCAATTTTCTAAATACTTACTATAGTACTCAATTACCCATTCATCTTTGATGATCTCTTGAGATGGTTCATCAGGTAACTTACCCTTTCTGGCTTTAAGCCAAGGGTCTTCAGAGTGTGTAAGTCTTTCCAACTCATAAGCGGTTAATCCAAAATATTCATCAACAACCTCATCCAAAATACTCAATGTCTTTTCATCAACATTTTCACGAAGTTTATTATAAGTTTCTTCTAAATCCTCACGCAAAATCGGATTCCATTTAAAAGTTTTATAATCATCATATAAATTGGTCAAAACTGGACCATGTACCCATGCTTGAAACTCTTCATCAAATAATCTGTCACCTGTAATAGTCAAGTGCCAAGCTTGAGCATAATACATCAATTTTTGCAATTTCAGATTAGTTATAAGATTTTGTGTGTCATTTGATAATGCGATAAAAAAATCTGCAATTTGATTATATGAATATTTGCCCATATTGACACCTCCTCTAATATAGTATATCAATTTATTATAGTTTTGACCACACTTTTTGTCAAATACTTATTCGAAATTTTTTACAAATATTTATCGTAAAAATTGTCAAAAAAATTTCTACACCATTTGCTGTGGGGGCTTTTTTTACAGATAGAAGCACCCCTCCCATTGGGAAAGGTGCATTAAAAAGAGTGGCTTGCTTACCACTCCAGAGCATCCAAGGAATCACTCATGTCTTGCTCGGTTGTAACTGTGTAAAGATTCGTTGTCATTATATTATCGTGACCGAGTATCTGCTGGATGGTAGTGATTGCTGTACCTTCCTTAACCAGCTTATATCCGAGCGTATGCCTTAAGCTGTGCGGTGTCACTTCAACAGAAACTCTGTCACCATACTTCTCAAGTATAAGGTTGATTGCGTTCCTTTTCAAAGCTCCACGCTGTCCTATTAAAAGGATATCGCTGTCATTCGCAGGTCTTTCCAAAAGGTAATCTTGAATTGCCTTTCGAACATCCTTATTGAGCGGTAGAGTTCTGTTCACGTTTCCTTTTCCTATAACCCTTATAGTACCTTTACGTTCCGATATATCTATATCTCTTAGCCTTATATTACAAAGTTCGCTTACCCGAAGCCCTGTTCCAAGCAGTATTTCAATGATGCAGATATGCATTTGATTCCTGTTTCTGTGTATCTCGGCTCGGAGCTTCCTCAAGTCCCTTTCCTCTAAGCCTTTATACTGGCGAGCATCCCGATTCTTCACTGCTTTTATATTTACTTCAGCAGGAGTTGTTCCGCTTTCATAAAGCCATTTGCAAAACGCATTGATGCTGGCAATCTTTCTATTGGCTGTAACCACCGATTCGCTAGTATTGAGCAAGTGCTTCTTATATTCAATGGCATCAAGTTCAATCAGCTTATTAAGACCGCAATCAGTCCTGCTACAATACCAATAGATGAAAACCTTGCTGTCCCGAATATAGCAACCAATAGTATTCTTGCTGCGTTCTTCACTCCTTAAATATACTTCAAAACCGCTTAAATCAAGCATATAGACACACCCTTTCTTTATTTGGTGTGTCCATGTTACCTCTGTACTGCCTTATAGTCAACTGAGGACATAATACTAATTATGCATTGTAATCAGGCTTATTTCGGGCATTTTTATATAGATAATCGGCATTTATCTCGGTAAAAACTGACGACATAAGATTATTGCATATAATCCTCATCGGTTTTTGCTTGCTCTTCTTGGCATTCAACAATCTCATCCTCTGCGTCAAACTCACCATTAACCATTTGCAGGAATAATTCTTTCCTTGCAGCTTCGTTTTGGCTTGTATCCAATATAATTTCCTTCTTCTCCGACCATTCCTCTGGCATGCGGTTACGAAGGAAAAATGAAATGGCTACAGCTGATGGTGGCTGGTGGCGTTTTACCTTTTCAATCTTGGTACGCTTCTTTCCATTTTTATCCTCTTCGACAATTGTCTTGAGTTCTTCGTATTCATAACCAGTGCAAAGCTTCAATAATGATTTTTCCACTTCATTACATAACACGCTCCTGCCCATAGTTACAAGTTCAGAGAGTGTTTCATGCTCCTTGCAGTAACGATACCAAGAGTCGGGTGAAATAGCAAGTTTCTTGCAAATCTCCCGTACTGTATCTCCCTGCATCAGCCATTCCTTTATGTCAGACAGTCTTGGTAATATGTCCGAATCATATCGTGTTTCTTTATTTGGAATCCCTTTTCTACTACCCATGTTTTCACCTCCCTCAAAATGAGAAAAAGGCTGATTTCTCAGCCCCTTCATTCTTACTTCAATATCCCAATATTTTCATCAAACTCATCAATCAAATCTTCATCCAGTCCCCAGAAAAGTATCAAGTCCTCATAAACTTCCCTCAGTCTTTTTAAATCCTCTTGAGCATCCTCTTCGCCCAGCACATATACCTTTTCAGTTGCTGTAGCCAGTAATCCCTTCAAGGTTTCCCGTATTAAGTTTTCAGTTTGCATATCCAACAATCCCCTTTCCATATTTGGTTAGGTAGTACATTAACTCTGAAGCTACTGAAAGTAAAGTTGAAATATATATCCATTCACCTTTGCCAGTAAGCCGTTTGTTAATTGCATCGAATATTTGCCCAACAATATAAAAATATCGCCCCACAAGCCAACGTGAAGCGATATATTGGAAAGCATATTCTATTCAGCGTCTGCAGCTATGTTCTTCTCTGGCTTGCTTCCACTTCTAAAAGCTGAGTTTCCTTCAAGCTTCTCAAGCAGAATCTTTCGTGCAGTTTTATACTCATCTCCAATCATACCAAGCCTTATAAGGAAAACCCTGAAGGTAAACTTATCGTTATCAGTATCCTTGGCTTTAGCTGAAGCATGTTTTAATGCTTTGGCATTTTGATTCAATAGTGCTATAAGGTGAGTATATGCTTCTACCTTTTCTGGAGTTGCTTCTTCTAAAAATTTAAAGGTAATGGTGTTATCATTAAAATCAAAAGCAATCCCTGAGCAGTGTTTTGCTCCAATACCCTCTATGGCTATTTTAAAATCCTCTAAGGTTTCCGTTTTGGCTTCATTGATGCCTTTGCAAAAATCATCCTCAATAATATTTCCTGCAATGCCAAGTGATTTCTTTATAAGAGCCTGTTTACTGTAAATCATATTGACCAGATTTCTTAAGGTGATTCCAGTATGACCTTCCATCTGTACTGCTACTTCAAAGGTTGTAATTTCTTTAGGTTCGATTGTTTCCTCAACATTTCCTGAATTCAATAATGTTTCAAGTTCCACTTCTTTGCCTTCCGAGGTGGTAATTCTTCCTGTTCGGTCAACTGTGAAAGTCTCTTCTGCTGTTTCAATCTGATAAGCAAAACTCGGCACTCCCATGTACTTTGGCTTTACTCCAAAATGTTCTCCTAATACCTTGATAATTTCCTTCTTTTCCATAATAAAACCCTCCATTTCATGATTTTGGTGTACTACATTAATCACTCTGAAAGCACATTAAAGCAAGTTAAATGAAGGGCTTTCGGTAAAATAAAGTGAGAAGGAATCGGTCATATAGAATGAAAAATAAAAATTGCTTACAATATCAGACCGCCTCTTGATCACGCTTTAAGTCCGAGTATTTATATTGCTGTCCTTCTCTTTCAATAATCACATCATCACCATTGATTCCGTCCTTATAATTTATCCAACGTTCAATAATAACTTGGCAATACTTCGGGTCAAGCTCAGAACCATAACAAACTCTGTCGCATTTATCGGCAGCAAGCATAGTAGTACCACTACCAAGGAATGTATCTACAACAATATCTCCATATTTGCTGGAGTTTTTAATGATATATTCAATTAACGGAATCGGCTTCATTGTCGGGTGAACATCATTTACCCTCGGCTTATCAAAGTTCCAAATAGTACTCTGCTTCCTGTCACCATTCCAATAATGTGCTCCTGTAGGTTTCCATCCAAAGAGAGCAGGCTCATGTTGCCACTGATACGGTTGTCTACCCATAACAAAAGTATTCTTCACCCATATACAACACTGTGAATGCTTGAATCCAGAATCAACAAATGCTTTCCTAAATATTAATCCTTTTGCATCTGCATGAAATATATAAATACTTGCTCCGTCATCGGATATTTCATAAACTCTCTTAAATGCTTCAAGGAGGAAATTATAGAATTCCTCATCACATAAATTATCGTTTTGTATTGTTAAAGCATCTTCTGTTTTTCCGACATAAGCTATACCATACGGAGGGTCTGTAACAGTTAGTTTTGCTTTCTTTCCATCCATCAGCTTAATTAAATCCTCTACCTTGGTTGCATCACCACAAATCAATCTGTGCTTACCCATCAGAATAATATCTCCTGATTGAATAACAGATTTTTCAGGTAATTCAGGAATCTCTTCCTCTTCCTGTTCATCTTTGGGCATAAATTCATCCCACAGTTTTTCAGCTTCCTTGAAATCAACTCCTGTAAGCTCAATGTTGTAATTCTCAGTTTTAAGTTCATCCAACAAATGAGCCAGTGCCGACAAATCCCATTCACCTGTAATTTTATTGAGTGCAATATTTAAAGCCTTTTCTTTAGTTTTATCTACCTCAATAACAACACAGTCAATTTCGGTATAGCCGAGTTCCTTTAGTACCTTACTCCTCTGGTGACCGCCAATAATAGTCATATCACTATTTACAATAATCGGCTCAACATATCCAAACTCTGTAATGCTACCTTTTATTTTCTCAAATTCTTTATCCCCAGGCTTCAAATCAACTCTAGGATTATACTCTGCATGTATTAAATCTGATATTTTTATTTTTTAAATTCCATAATATTCCCCTTTCAAAATTGGCATAAAAAAACTGCCTATTCTTAATTTGAATAAACAGTTATATTCACCTTATATACTTTTTTCTTTTTCCACTCAATGCCCACTTCGTGGGCGTTGGGTAATCCTTATAACATTAATAAGATATCATTTAAACTGGTTTATATTTATCATCTATACAGCCAATAATTTTATAATATGCTGGCAACAATTCAATATCAACAAAGTCACTATTACCAAAACTATCAATATAAAGCCGTCTTGATTTCTCCTCAAATCGTTTATGGAAATCATTATTATCAGTAACAATTATCTCTTCAGTAGCATCATCAAACTGGTCGGCAGTAATATCAACAATAATTCCGTCCTTCTCAAGCCAAGCATGGCTTTGTCTTCCGAGTTGACCACAGACATAATTAAATTGTCCAAGTTCCATTTCATCAAGATATTTACCTAACAGGAGAGAAGTATCACCACATGAACCCATAGGAAACGCATGAAATGAAATCGGAAGCTTCTTTATTCCATAAATAATAATTGCATTTCTGAATTGCGAACATAATTCCTTCAAATATAAAACCTCTGTATTTTTCAAATTATCATCTCCAAACAACTCTAAGTGGGGGTGCTACCAAACTTTTATTCCGCTTAACGCTGCATAAAAGTTTTTTTCGCTCTACCGCCCCCACACCCCCTCAGAGCGGTATAATTGATTCAATAAATAGAAAATACAAAAACGTGAATGTCCTATATATTATATATAAGAGTTTCACACTTTTACATATCCTTGGTAAGTATGTATTCTCTATTATTTTCAGGGTTATCTATGATGCCTATTTGTTTTAACTTTTCTTTAAATGCTGCTTTTCTTTTAACGGATTCATCCATTCCTATTGCACTGCACAATTCATCTATCTCCTGCTTTTTAATAACTTCGCCCTCTTTTGACCACATATATTTCTGCAGAATTTTCTCAATTAGCAGTTCCTGTTTTGTCGGTTCTTTGTAATAATATATATTTTCAAAGGTATTGATAGTTACTTTAAAATATCTGCCTAGTTCCGCTAAAAGACCTTCAAGAACTTTTAGTCTTCCAATGAAATATACATCAACCAGCTCCTTATTCCTGTATGCAGTCCTTCCGATCTGCTGGATATTTGATATCAAATAATCATTCATCTCGGTATGGCTAACATGTTGGATATGGGTGTCATCTTCTTCAATTTTTCTCCCCACAGCCAAGCATTTATTCTGATATAAGCTACTAGATTTATTTAATTGTCCTATTATAATAATTCTTTCACAATCAGAGAATTTATTAACACCTGTTGTAAATTCCCCATGATGAATTATTATGTAATTCTTTCCCTCATAAATTTTTTCTAATTCATCGGTAATATCAACCTTAAAATCATAAGTTTTATCAACAGTAACTTCCTTAAAAACAACAATTAGTGTTTTTTTATATGCTGTTTCCATTATCTGCTTACATTCCAAAGCGAGGTTTTTAATGTTAGCATTATAAAAGCATTTTCTTTCCTCCGCTTTCATATTGTGGTCACCTGTTTTCAGCAATCTACCTTTTGATGTATTTGCATCCCTATTTGGAATATAAACATTTATTTCTCTTTTTTCATTTAGAATATCATCACATATTACAGCATTAGATTTTAGATAATCATAATCCAAATCTGCTGTAGCATCCATAATCAGAGTCTTTTCAAACTTTTGATTATATGCTGCTAAGTCCAAATATCTATAAGCATATATTTCTCTTGTTAATTTTCTTTTTTCTTTCTCAGCCCTCGCTTTGCTGTCACCAAAACGGTATGGGATACCAGTTGTAATATTTCTACTGTTTAAAATTTTACCTAAGTCTAATAGATTTTCGTATTTTTCTCTTTCAATAGAAGTATCATTATAGAACGCCTTAAGTAATTCTTCATCAAATTGAAATCCTTTACCATCACGAAATAGTTTTGTCTGTTCTTTTACAGGCTTATTCATTTCTTCAGGATATTCCAAGGAATCAATATATTCCGTTATCTCCTTAAACAAACCTTCATATTGACCAAATTTATCAATAATTAATTCCTTTAACTTCTTAAAGCTTGTATCAGTGATGCTGGATATGTCGCACATATCAATTTTTTCATCAATTATCAGAAGCCTTCTCTTTACTTCTTTCCCTCCATGTTCAAATGACATGATATCATCAAAGAACTCCTCAATATAATTGCTTAAAAACAGTCTTGTATGGGATATTGCTAAAATCCTGTGCTTTTTACACTCAGCTTTACTCTTTCTGGCTAAGCATTGAATTTTGCAATCATGGCATAGCCTGTAGTCATAAAAAACAAGATCTGGAGGTGGAGTTCCAAACCACCAATGTTTAGTCCTATCCTCGTATTTCCTGCAATCTGTAAAATTAAATCCCCTAATTGTTCGAGCAATAAAACCAATTTGACCTTTAAGAAAATCCACACTATCTTTGAATATTACTTCCTTCCCGTCAATATAAGAGTAGTAGGCTTTTTTCAAAGCTTGTCTATCATTGTCGAAGCCATATTCCTCTAATGTTTTATCTGTAAGACCCATATCAATGCAAAAATCATGACATTCCTCTAATGTCTTTTTTACAACAATCGCTCCGAAGTCGGGATCTTTATCATATAGATATTTCATAAATTCAATCAGCAGGCAGGATTTACCTTCTCCCATTGGAACATTTGCTATAATAGGCACTTTGACATCATCATAGTTTTTGTAATATAACAATTTTGCAAGTGCATATATGTTTTCTTTTTGGCTCTCGCTGATGTCATTACCATACCATTTCTCCTGTATCCACAGAAAGTTTTCAGCAATATCTTTAGGAGATTTGTCATTGATATCTATGTTTACAATTTCTTCAACTGTTTTGCTCTCCAAACTGTTTAGACCCCCTTTTTAGAATCCAACTACATCTTTGAATTGGTTGTATTTTTCCATAGTGTCACGCAGCTTAGGGGAATCCTTAAAGATAAATATTTTTCTATTTGAATCCTTTAAGTCTGGCTTCTCATCTACTTTATGAAATCTATTAAACATAAGCCAACCAGCCATTCTTTCCTGCGTTATTACAATTGTATCATTTCTCATATTGTTCACGACCTCCTGATATTATAATAGTTTGAACAAGACATTACTCTGCATTGTCCGCCCTACGCCAGCTTCGCTGGCGATATAAGTACCCTTTAATATCAACAGTTACTTTTATAACAGTTTGAGTATTCTTAGCTGTAATAATTTCTTTAATCAGAACATCATGACCAATATATTTTCTCAAATCAACTCCAGAGGTAAGTGTCTCTCTTTCCTTTATGCTCATATTTCCGATAATACCGAGCCAGTTTTTTTCATTCACAAATAGTGGATACGTCTTTCCGAGCATCTCATTAGAAATTTCTTCTGCCCTTCCTATTTCTACATCCATGATTGTTATTTTCAAATCCTGAACATCGGGAAGCTCCTCAGCTTTTTGCCTCAAATACTCCTCCGATATGCTCATATCCTTTTCTTCATCAAATTTCAAAGGATACTCTCCATCAGAAACCTGTGTTTTATAATACTCTCCCAGCCACTCAAAAACATCCTGCTCTTCCTCATCAGCCCGAACAACATATATCTTTTCTTTATCCTCATGCATTTTAATATTTTGCAGGATACCTTCGGGAGCTACAATCCAACAGAAGGAGTAGTTATCATTTTGGTTGTTGTACTTTGTATTAATGTAGGTCAAACGAACAGCAGCAGTTGCCAGTAATGACGGACAGCTACATATTTTCTCTGCATCCAGTTTTGTCTTTTCATAAAGGTCTTTAAACTTCTGGTCTACAATTTCACGCTCACGTTTAAATCTATCATCGCTGGAGTAAGGATTGATATGGGATTTTAAAATAGCCAGCGTTCTATTTTCCTGTATAAAGTGAGAATACACATCATTCAATGCTTCAATTACTTTCTGCACAACTTCACCGTCAAGTTCAGGGTTCATCAAATAATTGTATATATTTTCAAACCTCTGAGCCTTTATTTTTCTGTTGGTATCCTCTCTCATCACCTTATTAACATACTCTTTAAACTGCTTCATCCTGTCCGCAAAGAAGTCCATAGCAGACTTGGTTGAATAATCCTTATTAAACTCAACTCCGTCTTTGTAGTACATAAACTGTGGCTTCTTACGGAACTTCAGTTTAATGACCTCTGGAATAACCACTTGGTCAAACAGTCCACTTTTACTGGCATCAATCATTTTCCCCTGTAGGTCTTTCATTATAGCAATAGGCAGGGCATACTTTGGTAAATCCCCTTCCTCGTTAGCTACATTTTCAATAGCAGTATTGAGGTCGGTTATTACACCAGTTTTATCCTCGGAATCAAGAATAAATTGAAGTACATTTTCTTTATTCCATTCTTTACTCGGTGCGGTCGCTTTGTCCTCATCATTAACCTGAACTAAGGAAGGAACAACATAATCTTCAATGGTTACCACCGCTTTATCGGGAAAGCGGGTATTAAGATGCTCTTGTAGGCTTACATTTATAACGTCAAGCAAGTTTTTATTAAAATTCTCGCTCTCCTCTTTTTTCACAACAAAGTTGTAATTCTGTAAATATTCAATGCAAGTCTCTTTCAAATTATAATCGGTAGAAAGCACGAATAATTCGTCCCCATCTTTATCATTTCCCCCTAGTCTATCAGGTTCAGTCCCCAGTGGCATCTGAATAATATTATCCAGGTGCTTGATAAACTCCGAGTCCTCTCCCTCATAATCAACAAAGTCCACCTTTGTAATTTCGGAGTAGCTCATGATTGGATTCCTTGCCAGCAGATTTCTACCTACTATTTTACCACCACAGTAAAACTGCTTCTTTCCGAGGAAGCCTGAATACTTCCACTGCTCCCTGCTTTCAGCACCAGCATATCTTAAAAAGGCAAGAATATCCTGTGTAACATAAAGGTACTTTCCTTTTACATAGAATCTGCCCATGCACATATCATCAAGCTTCTTATTGATAACATCCTTAATGGTCTGGATTACCTTTCGGTCAAAGACCATCTTTTTATTTATATGAATTGCTGTAATAGCATCGGCACATTCCTTTGCCAGATTGGTTTGGGCATTTTCCTTTTGAATAAGGTTCAGGAAGGTTTCAATATACTTAATGTCCTGCCAATCAATTTCATCCTTGCGGTAAATACTGAGTACCTTATGAATAACATCACCCTGTACATTTGACAAGGCAAGCAAGTCCAATTTACTTATATTAAGTGCCAACCATAACTGGTAGGTAGCTCTTCTGAATTCTTCCTCTACAGGCTTTGCAAAATTGGATATACCAATAGCATCATACCCATATTTAACAAGTAAATCCTTGTATTCATTTACAGACTTAAACATCCACTCTTTTTTTTCAGAGCCATCTTCTTTAACTCCTGTAACATTCAGCTTTGCCTTAAAAGTTGACTCTGTGGTGAGAATATCGATTTCATCTACTTTATGTACTTGTCCCCACATATCAGTAATGAATTCAATATTGTGCTTTTTAAAGTATGCTTTAAAATCTACAACAGGAAAAAAGCCTTTTATCGCAGGGAGACGCAGCTGGTATCCAGTAATAGCATAATCAGTTTTTATAAAACTCCTAAACTTCTCCCCAAGCTCCTTTGACACTACCCCCATGCCATCAAAGACGTTTTCAATGCACTTGTGGTTTTCATCGGTAGCCAATTGAAGCCCCGTTGACCATTCAGTAATAGGTATCTCCTTTGTTTCATCTTCACCTATTTCATCGGTCTGCTCTTCTATATATAAAGCATAATATTTCGATTTAGTATCCACATAAGTTCTGGCTTTGGGGTTCTCAAGTTCCTCTGCCTTTACTTTACGTTCAGCTTCCTTCCACTGGTTGACTGTCTTATATGTCCCCTTTTGCCTGTTTTCCTTTGGTTTCTTCTCCACCTTACAATCAGCAGAATTAACCGCTTCGCTAACTTCTTTTATCTTTTTATAATACTCTTTATCGGCTTCAATCCAAGCCATCAATTCCGCACACAGTTTTTCTTCCTCTGGAGTCCGAGTATATGGCTTAATCATGGTTACATCTTCATAAACAGGCACTTCACAGTCGGGAATAATGCAGATGCCCAGCTTCTTCATATCAACAGGAACTAAATACACATCCGTTGTGGTCAGTGCATTTCTTGTAAGGTTCTTTGAAACGGTACATTTTTCTGGTTCAATACCGAGAGAAATATGTTCCTTCAGCTTCTCCAAGTATTTCTCCAGCACAAAAATCTGTCTGCACTCTTTATTTTGAGACCCTGAAAGGACATTATCAATAAATACAAAATGCCCCTGCGGTTCTGTATCAGTATAAAAACCTTCATTCAAAAGCTTCTCAAGTGTTGCAGTCTGCTCTGTGTTCCTGCTTCTGCCTGTTTCTATGGTGATGATAGGAACAAAGTTCTTCTTTACCCTCACTTCGTTTCCGTTTTCATCAGTTTTATATTCAATGGCGTCGTCATATTTGCGACCCATAATTTTCTCGTTTAATATATACAACATCAGCGTTTCGCTGCTGTTCACAGCATCATTTTTATCAAATTCCAGCATAAGCTTACCATCAGCTTCTGAAAGCTGTTCAAGCTTGTACTGCCAGATATGATATTGGCGTTTTTTAACCATCTGTTCTGACCACCCCCTGCTAACGAAATCCCAAAGTTTCTATAGCTACATAATCTTAAAGAATCTTATTCATTATTTTGATACAGATATAACAAATCCCATTTTTCTTGCAACATAACAGGAATATATCGGAGTGAATATATATCTTCCAAAGCTTCAAATAGTAATGGTAAATTAATTTCAAAAGCATTTAAAAATGATTTTTCTTCTGACTTTGTACTTTTGTTAAATATGATATTGTATTTAAACCTTGTCGCACTGCTACTCAAATCAAGGTTTACGATATTCTCAATGTTCAACCTTATATCTATTGGTATTGGATTTTCTGGTAACAGTTCATTAATATATTTTTCTAATATTTTTAGGTCATCAAATATTTCATGTCCTCTTGTATGTTTATCCTTAAGGTATGAGTATTCATTGATGTAGTCAATCATGTACTTAAGCAATATTTCAATAAAATGTCTTGAACAGTACATAATAGGATGTATCAAGGCGTTAATGTTTCTTTTTTCTAATGCAATATTAATCAACTCTCGTGCAGCCGTATAATACCCTTCCAGTTGAAAATACGCTATCTCCTTTTCGTCTGAACTTATATATGCACTTTCATTATAATGACCTGATTTTACCAATTTATTGACCATATCTCCTCCGAAATATATGTTTACTCTCATATATTTATAAAAAGCAAAATCTGTATTACTATTCATGTAAAGCTGTATAGTCAGCTCTCAAGAAAACATTGTAATCAGTAATTTTAACATCGTACTTCCTTAGAATTTTAGCAATCACATTTCTGATTTGATTTGAACTCATATTGGTTTCAATATAAACATCGGTATTGTCAAGTTTTACAGGCTTTCTCATTTTTTCTGTATTCTTCGAAAAATAATTCACTTTCTTCCCTTGCATCGTTGGGTCAGCAGCAAATCCCAAAAATCTTTGAGTATCTTTTTTAGCAAGCACTTGACACGTTAACAATAATACATCCTTCCATTGCCTTGCTTCAATTTTCGTCCCTAAAATACTAAAAGCAGCAGGACATTTATGTGTGAAGTCTTCATATAAGCCATATGGAATATTACCATCAACTATGTAATCGCTGTAATTTGGCAATTTACGATTTTCAAGCTGTTGCTCCTGTTCTTGCTGTTTAATTACTTCTACTTCTTCCTTTACATCTTCTAATTCCAAATCGCTTATGTACTTGTCAATATTACCTTGAACCCCATTTACACTTCTTGCGACTTGTGTTAATTCTTCAATTCTATCAAAATTTCTATCCTTATAAGCAGCATCTGAAGCCTTTTGTATATCTGACATTGCAGAATCAATACTCTCAGATAAAAGCATCAAACACTCTTTTATCTCAATTGCATTTTTAGGAAATTCTTCTTTTATACGCAAAAACAAATTATCCAGATTCATATAGAAAACCTCACATCCTTTTTATTCGGTTATAAGTTCATCCCATTCAATAATTCTTTAAGCTTCTTTAATTCCTCATTTGAAAGGGTTACACCCTTTCCCATCTTGTCATGTTCTGGAGACCACTCTCTAATATCATACTTAGCCTCTTTATCATTCCAGCTAACGAGACTCAGTTCCTTAGTCCAGCCTTTTGCTGATTCCGAAAGGACACCAACAATTTCTTTTATCTCAAACTTTATATCAGCCATAAAATAACCCACCTTTTCAAAATATTTTCAAAATGGTATTGAACACTAGTAATTAATAGCTTTTTTCTCTATCCTCAGCAACCTTGGAGTATTGGGCTTTATTACTCTCATAATAAATAGTTTCATTAACACACATCAATCTTGCCTGCTCAAGTACGGTTTCTGTTGCTTGGTCTCTCTTATCTTGAGGATATCCATACTTTTTAAGAAGTCTCTTAATAATCATTTTCATTTTTGATTGAACGCTTGAACGAATATTCCAGTCAACACTCATATTACGTTTTAATGAATCTGTCAAATCCCTTGCGATTTGCTTTAATATATCATCACTCAATTCGCCTTTTGCAGCTTCATCAAAAGAAAGTGCATCATAAAATGCAAGCTCATCTGCGGTTAGTCCTGAGTTTTCCCCTCTCTTTTTAGCCTCATTGATTTCTTTTGCAAGCTCAATAAGCTCCATAATAATCTGTGTAGTTTCAATAGTGCGGTTCTGATACTTTTTAAGAGCATTTTCTAAAAGCTCTGAGAACTTCTTAGACTGAACAAGGTTACGTTTTGAGAATGCTTTAATACTTCCTTTTAGTAGCCTGTTTAAAAGCTCAACTGCAAGGTTCTTTTGCTTCATTCCTTTAACTTCTTCTAAAAATTCATCGGATAAAATTGCAATATTCGGTTTTTGTAGCCCAACTGCTTCCAGAATATCTATAACCTCATCAGAAGATATTGACTTAGATATAAGCTGATTAAGTTCGCTATCTAACTGTGAGTTTGTCTTTTTCTTTGTATTGTCTGTAATCATCTTCACTATGCCAGCTTTTACTGACTTATGGAATCCGATTTCCACATTAAGCCGTTCAGCAATATCAGTTGTGGCACATAATGAATAAGCTCTTGTAAGTTCAGTTACCAGCTTTATATAATCGTTCTTTCTGTCCTCACGTAGCCCAATAATGTAATCCATTGTTTCAACAATAGCCTGCATCTTTTCTCTAGCCGAACCTGTAAAGAATTTACTGTAATCATGCCCATGCAATAATTCTTTGATAAGGTCATGTTTTTCAAGCAAAAGCTCTGCTGCAACATCTGTATCGACACCTGTTGTTTTTTTATCGCTTTCCGTATATTTTGAAAGTGCTTCTTTTAGGTTCTCTGCAATTCCGATGTAGTCAACAACAAGACCGCCCTGCTTTTCCTTAAACACACGATTAACTCTTGCGATTGCCTGCATCAAATTATGTCCCTGCATTGGCTTATCTATATACATAGTATGCATACTTGGAACATCAAAACCAGTAAGCCACATATCACGTACAATAACAAGCTGTAGCTCATCATTTTTATCCTTCATACGCTTGTCTAATGCTTTTCTTGTTGCCTTAGTCCCGATAAACTTCTGCCAATCAGCAGGATCACTTGATGCACCCGTCATAACAACTTTAATTTTACCTTCCATCAGTTCATCAGAGTGCCAATCAGGGCGTAGTAGCACAATCTCTTTATACAGGTCAATGGCAATACGCCTTGACATTGCAACAATCATTGCTTTACCGCCTTCATATTCCTGTGCTGCTTGGCGTTTTTCAAAGTGCTCTACAATATCTTTTGCAACAACCTGAATTCTTTTTTCTGCTCCAACAATAGCCTCGAGTCTAGACCATCTGCTCTTTAGCTTCTCCTTTTGGTTGTATTCTTGATATTCTGTTATTTCATCATACTCGGTATCTATCTTTGGCTTTAAATCCTCTGGTAAATCAAGTTTAGCAATTCTGCTTTCATAGAATATCTTAACCGTTGTTTCATCTTGAACCGCTCTGGTCATATCATAAACATCAATATAATCACCAAACACAGCACGAGTGTTTTTATCTGTGAGTTCAACTGGTGTTCCCGTAAAGCCTATATATGAAGCATTGGGCAGACTATCCCTCATATATTTTGCATATCCATATTTAACACTGGCTTCTGTCTCACTTTTCACAACATCTGCACCAAATCCGTATTGGCTTCGGTGTGCTTCGTCTGCCATTACTATAACGTTTTTCCTGTCTGTAAGCACAGGTACTGAGTCACCCTTGTCTTCGGGAGCAAACTTGTGAATGGTTGTAAATATAATACCGCCAGAAGTTCTATTGTTTAATAATTCCCTTAAATGTCCTCTATCCTCTGCTTGTTGTGGTTCACCTCTTAATAAATCCTTTGACTTTGCAAAGGTAGTAAATAGTTGGTCATCTAAGTCATTTCTATCTGTTATAATCACAATTGTCGGATTTTCAAGTTCCTCAGAAATTACAAGCTTTCCAGCGTAAAATACCATAGAGAGGGATTTCCCACTACCCTGTGTATGCCAAACAACTCCGATTCTGCGGTCGCCTGTTTCCATTGTGGCACGCTCGGTACTCTCTACAGCTTTATTAACTGCATGGTACTGATGATATCCTGCAAGTATCTTGAAGGTATCACTTCCATCGGTTTGAAAAAGTATAAACTGCTTAATAATATCGAGGAAACGTTCTTTATCAAACATACCTTTAATCAAAACTTCAAGCTGTGGTATGGAAAGTGAAGCGACTTCATCTCCCTCAATGGTACGCCAAGCCATAAATCTATCTTCATCGGAGGTCAATGTTCCTGCTCTGGCATTAATACCATCTGAAGTAACCATAAATGAATTATATGTAAAAAGTGATGGTATACTCATTTTGTAGGTTTGAAGTTGGTTATATCCGTCAGATATATCCACATCCTCATTAGAAGCATTTTTAAGTTCTATTACAACAAGAGGGATGCCATTCACAAAAACCACAACATCAGGGCGTTTATCCACTCTATTTTCAACAACAGTAAATTGATTAGCAGCTACCCAATCGTTGTTATTTACTTTCTCAAAATCAAACACCTTTGCTTGCGTGTATTTAATCGTACCGTCTTTCTGGCGGTATGATACATCAACCCCATCAGTAACCATTTTCTGAAAAGCTTTATTATTCATTAAAAGGCTAGGACTTTGAGGGATAAGTATTCGCCTAAATGCATCTTCCAGTGCATCTTCAGGAAGTGTGGGATTAATTCTTGCAAGTGCCTCTTTCAAACGTTCCTGCAAGATTACATCGGAATAGTCTTCACGCTCAGCATACTCTCCATCTGGTGCTATATCTGGAGCAAATATAATGTCATAGTTTAATTCTTCAAACCACTCAAGGGTTGCCTGTTCCAGTTCAGATTCACAAAACGAATTGCTTCTAGGCATTTTAGTCCACCTCCTGTTTCTTATAACCTTTTAACATGCCATTCCAATGTCCGAAGTAGCTAAGTCCATCAATTATAGCGATTTTAATTTTATCAATTGAAGAGTTTGTTTTAGCTATATCAAAGGATGTAACATAAATATCTGTAATCAAAGGTTCATACCATTGTGAAATATAACCATCATTGTGCTTATATTTTGAAACCTTGTTATATTCAAGCTTAGACCATTCTTTTAGCTCCTTATATTTAGCCTGTATTAAATCCTTAGGTGCTTTATCATCAATAAGTTTGTCTATCTGATTTAAAAAGTCACCAACAAATTTATATTTTTCTAATGTATACTCCATTTCCTTTTCAATCCTATCACTCATTTTCAGCTTACCCCCTGTACTGGGACTCGTATTTCACCGCTCATAAGTTTTGGGAGTAAAGAATCGCGTGTTTCAATTAAACTGCGGCTTTCTTCAATATTTTTTCTATACATAGTAAATATATCTTTTAGAATAAGGTTAACTTTCTCTACTACATTACTTTCAGGTATCAAAACTCTTAGATTACACAGATTGCCTTGATTAATTTTCAACTGAACTGCTCCTGTTATTATGCTTCTTACATTTGTTTTTTTAAAAGAGTAAACAAATACTCCTCTGAAAAACCGTTCTTGCCTTTTATAACATGTGCATGGTTGTTGACCCAAAACTTTCCCCAAACATATTGCAAAAATGGATATTCATTTTCATCAATTACTGACCCATCTTCACCTAAAAGTAAGTATATTCCATCAAAAATATATTTATCTACATAATCCATGATTGATGTAGCTCCATAATACGGGTATTTTTTGTCTAAACCTTCACGTTGTCTGCTTGAAAGGGGTATTCTTTTTGAATCATATAATTCGATTATCTCACCCAAATAACCAACTCTCCAGCCCTTTGGTATCCTCCCCAGCTCGCTATCCTCAAACTCACCATCTTGAAACGGCTCAAAATCTACAAACCAGCTTTTAAAAATAGCCTGTGCCATTTCTTCGAGGTTTTTATTGATGCGGTTGTTGAGTTCTATTTTTTCGTCAAGTGCAGAAAGTATTGAGGCTATGGCTTTTTGTTGAGGAATGGGTGGTACAAGTATCTTATAATCTAAAAGTGCATTTATCCTCATATTAGGTTGGGTTGATGTTCCCCCAGAAATTGCTTCTATATGTCCCCAATAATTATTGCATCTTAAATTATAGTAAATGTAGGTATAGTCAGCTACTTGATTGTTTATTCTTAATCTAATTAGTCCATTATTATAAACAGCTTTTAAGTTTTCTCTTATTAAAAAATTAACTCCTATAGTTGCTCCAGTACGTGCAACCATAATATCTCCCTTTTTCAAACAAAATTTATCATAGTTTTTTGTTTCAACTTCACAAAATCCCCAATTTTCAAATTCTTTACTTTGAGAAATATCTTGTATTCTTAAACACCTTGTTCCACTATTATAAGAAACTATTGGGGCTCTTTTTATCGCATCCAATCCCGTATTTGCTGATTCAATGGCTTGTGCTAAAGTAAGTTCATTTTGCTCATCAAAACTCATAGCCAATACCTCCCAATCTTTCCCTAATTTCATCTTCTAAATGTCTGGATTTTGCAAACATCTCCGCAAGTTCGACGGTTAGTCTATCCATTTTATCCTCAAAAGGTTCTGAATCTGCTTCTTTTTCTTCAATACCAACATATCGTCCAGGTGTAAGTATATATTCATGACCCCTAACTTCATCAAGACTTGTTGATTTACAAAAGCCTTGAATATCTTCATAGCCTTTATCATTACGCCAATTGTGGTAGGTATCACAGATTTGCTTTATTTCTTCATCACTAAGCTCTCTATGTTTCCTAGTAACCATATGTCCCATTTTGCGAGCATCTATAAATAAGATTTTGTCTTTCCTGTTCTCTCTTTTCTTCGATACAAACCATAAGCAAACAGGTATTGTCACCGTATAAAAAAGGTTAGTGGGCATGGTAACTATACAATCCACAAGTCCGCCATTAGGTGCTTCTATAATATTTTTTCTAATTTCCCCTTCTCCTGTTGTGGTAGTACTCATTGAACCATTTGCCATTACAAATCCTGCAATACCGCTGGGGCTAAGCTTACTTATCATGTGTGAAATCCAAGCATAGTTTGCATTTCTTGCGGGTGGAATACCATATTTCCAACGGACATCATCTTGTATTAATGTATAATCACTTACGTTGAAGGGTGGATTTGCCAATATATAATCGGCTCTTAGGTTCTTATGAAGGTCATTGCCGAAAGTATCAGCATCTCTATCCCCCAAGTTCCCGTCTATTCCACGAATAGCTAGGTTCATTTTGCAAAGTCTCCAAGTTGTAGCTGTATATTCCTGACCATATATGTGTATATCATCTTTTCTGCCCTCATGTTCTTCTACAAACCTCTGGCTCTGTACAAACATACCACCACTTCCACAGCAAGGGTCATATACTCTTCCTTTATAGGGTTCTATCATTCCAACTAAAATTTTTACAATTGTAGGTGGCGTGTAAAATTCACCTTCTGATGAACCAAATTGTCCAAGAAAATATTCATATACTCTACCTAAAACATCTTGTGCTTTTGCTTCTTTATCACCTATTTTAAAAGAGAAAAGGTCTATTAATTCACCAAGCTTTGTTTTGTCTATTTCAGGTCGAGCATAATTCTTAGGCAATACTCCCTTTAATGTAGCGTTACTTTTTTCAACTGCAACCATAGCATCATCAATAACTTGTCCAATGGTAGGCTTCTTTGCTTGTGACTTAATGAAGTCCCAGCGTGCTTCTTGTGGAACGAAGAAAATATTTTCTTCATTATAAGCATCTGCGTCTTCCTCAAATCCATCACCTTCATCTAAAAGCTCTTTATACTTCTCATCAAAGCCATCTGAGACATATTTTAAGAAGATAAGTCCTAGAACTACATGCTTATATTCCGAACTTTCTATATTACCCCTTAACTTATCCGCCATTTCCCATAACTGATTTTCAAACCCTAAACTCACACTAGCCATTGTCTTGACCTCCAATATTTTAATATAATTTTTCATATAATTTGTTCTTAATATCCTGCCAGCGTATCTCTGCTTTTTCTACCGTTTCCTTATATATTTGAAATTCTCTTTCATGCTCTTGTGTCAGCTCTAACTGCTGCGACATCGGTACAATAGGAATTTCAATCTCCATTATATCTGTGTGGTTAATATTCATTATGGTTGTTCCTCGTTGGAAACTTTTTATAAGAGTTGTGCCAATAGGACTTTCAAAGAAAATCTTTATATACTCACCCAAGACTTCAGCTTTGGGTCTTATTACAATTACATTTGCCGATGCAATAACTGTTCTGTCCTGCCTTCTAAATACCGCTGTTTTAATTGCAGTTCCTCTACAGGTCAGCACCAAATCTCCGTCTGCCAGTTCATAGCGTTTTATCTTGCGTTCCTCTTCATCAATACTATCCATATTGGAATAATTTATCTCACCATTATCTATATCGGATATATTGAGTACAGCAATCTTGCCAATAGAAACATCTTTTTTAAGAATTGATTTTCCCCTGAAAATCTCTGCGATATCTTTTAACTTAACACGCTCCAAATTAGAGCTTTTAAATTTCTTTATGTTCTCATCATCGCTTGACAGAATTATCTCAATCCTCCAGTCCTCGTGATTTAAAAATTCCATCATTGATATCACCTTGTGCTCTGCTGTCTTAAATTTATCATTTTCATAAGCTACTGTGCCAACAGTAATAGCGTCTTTGCGTGTCTTTGAGATATTCAACATATAAGTTTTGATTGCTGTGTAAGGTCTGAATGTTCCTTCTGGGAGCATCAATATACTATCTACATTATAATTTTGAGTAATATACTCACGTAGCTTAGCAAAGTTACCACCTGTAAACGTAATTCTTGCAGGGACAATAACCGTCAAAACCCCATTGTCAGATAACATCGGCAGCATATTTTCAATTGCTATTCCATCTGTTTGGTTGGTAATAAATTTATTATTAAACTCATCTCCCTTACCAGCAAACGCAGGCAGGCAATATATGAAATCAAACCTTTCGTCTATAATCAGCTCCGAATAGATGGACTGATGTATAACTTTTACATTCTCATATTTTTCAAAGCCTAAGGACAGCATCAAATACATCTGTGGAAATTGTGTTGTAAATGTAAATTTCTTTTCTGGATATTTTTCCACCAATGTAGCAAGTCCTGAAAGATGCTTTTCTGCTTCAGTAATAAGAATGGCTGCAGCATCTATTTCATCTATGAATTTATAGATAAACTCTGTGAGAAAGCTAGGTGCTATCACAATACCCATTCGGTCATTTTTGTAAATCTCTAATGTGTATTCAATTAAATCCGCATCACTGCAAAGCTCAAATACCTTAAGAAAGAAGTCTCTATCCCCTGGAAAAAAGCCTAACTCTTGCTCTGTACTTTTTTTCATTAACTGAAATAACTTCTCTTTATCATTTAGTATCTTCTCATTGTTTTCGCTACTGATTATTTCAAGCGTTCTTTTCACTCTTAGCATTTCAGCTAATAACTGTTCTCTTGAAGTTATGCCTCTTTGGTAAAAGGTATTGAGTATAAAATCTATATTAGGATTCAAAGTAGCCCTCCTTTCCGTATACATTTCCAAATGTTAACTTATTCTATCATATGAGCATAATAAAGGTCAATATATATTTTAGTACTATAATACTAAATTTTATATTATGGTATTTGTTTGCTTAAAAATTAAGCCACCTATATTAAAAAGCACCTGCCTTCATTCAGCAGATGCTCTTTAATATAAGTGGATTATTTGATTTTTTACTTATTCATTCCAACCTCAACCGTAACCTTCTTACCCTTTTCCCCGACCTTATACTCTTTGTGATATAGCAGTACA